TGATTTAAGAAATGTTCAAATTATGAGAAAGAATTTTGATGATGAAGATGAATTAAAAATTTATCATACTAGTAAGGAAGGTAAAACTAAATATGAATAACTGGTCTAGTTAATAGATTATTTGAAAAAAAACAGAAGTAAATAGAAAAATTTTTAATAAGATACTATTTATAATAAAAATAAAACAAAAAACAAAAAAATAACATGGCTGATTTATTAATGAAAATGCCCATACCCTATGAGCCAAAACAAAATCATAGGTGGATATTAAGATTTCCTTCATCATTAGGGATTAACGAATGGTATGTACAAACAACTAATAGACCTAAACTAACAGTTAATAATACTAAAGTAGCATTCTTGAACACCAATACAAATGTCGCTACTAATTTTGAGTGGGGTGCGATTTCCGTTACATTTATAGACCCTATCGGACCATCCGCAACTCAAGCAATTATGGAATGGCTTAGATTATGTGCCGAATCTGTAACAGGTCGTATGGGTTATGCCGCGGGATACAAGAAAAATGTTGACCTTGAAATGTTAGACCCAACAGGAGTGGTAATTGAAAAATGGATCCTTCAAGGGGCTTTTTTAAGTGGTTATGATGGCGGAAACCTATCTTACGCATCGCCAGGTTTATCAACAATCGCAACATCATTAATTGTTGATAGATGTATTTTGGTTTACTAAAAATCATATATTAAAAAAATATTAACCTTCACTATTTACTAGTGAAGGTTTTTTTTTTATTTTTTAATTAAAAATATTATGGAAAACTACGAATTAGAACAATCGAATTTTAATTTACCACATGACGTTATACAATTACCAAGTAAAGGTATTTTTTACAATAGTAAAAAGAAGTCTATTAAAGTTGGATATCTAACCGCTCAAGACGAAAACTTGTTAGCTAATTTTGACCCAAAAATATCATTAAACGAATCAATAGTTTTACCACTATTACGAAGAAAAATTTATGAAAAGGATATTAAAGCCGAAGAATTAACTGACGGAGATGTTGAAGCGGTACTACTCTTTTTAAGAAATACTTCTTTTGGGCCTGAATATACTGTGGGGGTAAAAGATCCAAATACAGAAAAAACTTTTTCAACATCAATTTTATTGGATGAATTGGATTATATTAATCCAAATGTGGAACCAAACGAGAACGGATTATTTTTATTAACACTACCTATGTCAAAAGCACAAGTTGAAATTAAAATGATGACATTAGGGGATAGAGTAACATTAGAACGAGATATTAGAAACTATCCTGTAAATTTAACGGCACCTGTTATTACTATGAGACTTAGTAAACAAATAATATCTATCAACGGAAAAACAGATAGAGGTGAAATTGAAACCTTTATTGAAAAGATGCCAATTGCAGATTCAAAATATATTCGACGTTTTTCTATGGAAAACGAACCTAAATTGGATTTAAGAAAAGAAGTAATCGCCCCGTCAGGAGAAAGAGTAATGGTTGACATTGCTTTTGGGGTGGAGTTTTTTCGGCCTTTCTTATCAATATAAAAAAACAATCTTAGACGAATTTTATTATTTTTCCAAAATATTCAGAACACAATATTCTGAGTTTATGAATATGCCAACATATATTAGAAAATATATTATAAACAAATATATTGAAGAAAAACAAGAAAAATAGTTATAAAACTATTTATCGTTAACAAGAAAATATATGGCAAGCGGAGATTCAAAAAACGACATAGGAACTTATTTACCAAAAGATGTTGTTACTGAGTGGACTATAAATCCACTTAAGGCTATGGACGTTATTACGGAAGTAGGTAAAGCGGCAGCTCAAGCATTTAATTTCAACGATTCAGAACCCTTTAAATTTTTAGACGAACAAGCAACATCAATTCAAAATGCTTTTGGATTAAGTAAGGAAAGAATGTCCGAATTTAAACAAATTGTTGCGGATGTTGGTCCTGAATTGGTAAAAATGGGTTTACCATTAGAAGATGCAGCTGAGAATACTCTTAAAATTATGAACGGGCTTAAGAGTACTGGAACAATAGGAAAATCCACTATGGTAGAGTTAGCCGCGGTTAGTAAACTAACAACTGTTGGTGTAGGTGAGTTAGCAACAAATTTTAGAAATGTTGGTGTTTCTATATATGACGTAGGTAAAGAAATGAAAGAAGTTGTTAATGACGCTAAAAAGGCAGGAGTTGCAGTTTCTGCGGTTGCAGGTTCAGTTTCATCAAATCTAAAACAATTAAATTTATTTAATTTTAGTAACGGAGTTGAGGGTATTACAAAAATGGCAATACAATCTGAAAGATTGGGTGTGTCTATGGAAAAAACATTTAGTATTGCCGAAGGACTTCTATCTCCTGAAAAAGCTATTGAAATGTCATCAGCACTTCAAAGACTTGGTGTAACATCTAGTCAATTATTAGATCCGTTAAGAGCTATGGATTTAGCTCAAAATGATCCAGCAGAACTTCAAAATCAAATGGTTGAGTTATCTAAACAATTTACTCAATTTAACGCTGAAACGGGTAAAATGGAAATTATGCCAGGTGCAAAAAGAAGGTTAAGAGAAGTTGCTACGGAGTTGGGTTATCTACCTGACGAATTTGCGAATATGTCAATAAAGGCCGCTGATTTTGATAGAAAGTTGTCTCAACTTAAATTACCTGATTTTGCTTCAGATAGTAAAGAAACAAAAGAGTTAATTGCATCAATGGCACAAATGAAAGATGGTGTTGCAACAATTAATATAAAAGACCAAAAAACGGGTGAAGTTGTTTTAAAACAAGTGGATCAATTAACACCTGAAGACATAGAAAAACTTAAAACTTCACAAGAAGAACAAGGAAAAAGTGTTGAACAGTTGGCAGTAGAACAATTAGATCAGTTGAAAGGTATTAATGCTGGAATTAATGGTGTTAGAACCGCATCGGCACTAGGAAGAGCCACATCAGCACCTTTGGAAAAATTGTATGAGTCTATGATGGGAACACAAAGGACTATTGCTCAAGATTATGCTGGTAGAACAAAAACTGAAGGTGTTCGAACAGATGTTAGTTCTTTATCACAAAAAATGGAGGATTACATAATTTCAGGTTTAAAAGGTGATGAAAAAGGACAAGTCAAAGCCAAAGAAGAGTTTGGTGCAAATTTAGCGGCATTGGAAGAACGTGTAATGACTAACCAACAAAAATATTTTGAAGAAACTGTAAAAAATGTTAGTACAAATTTTCAAAAGGCTTACGAAACTCCACAACAAGTTAATTCTAAAGTGGATTTAAATCTTAATGGCACCGTTGATGTTAAAGGAAATGAAAATACTAAAAATATGAGTAAAGAAGATTTCAATAATATATGGAAACAATATCTTAACGATCCTGCATGGAGAGAATCATCGGGAATTGTTTTCAAGACTCCAAATCCAGTCTCCGCAGAAGTCGGACAAAAGAAAACTTAAGTAAATTACAATTTCTAAAAAAGTATACTATTATCTATTTATAATAAAAAAACATGTCTGAAAGTTTTTTATCATTTGGTAATTCGGAATTATTTAGAAAACAGTTATTAGTTAGAAATCTAGTACCATACAGTGTGCCTGGTGCATACACGTCACCTGGTAATCCTATCAATTACGAAACAACTTTAACCGTTAGTAATGTAGTTGATTCTCCAAATAATTATGTATCTACAAATTTATTTGCAAATGATTTATATCCTTTAAATGAGTATGGACCTGAAGGAGGTTTTTCAAACCCAATCGGTGTAAATGTTACTCCGGTTTTAAATCCAAATCAAGGACCTTATCAACCTAACGATACCGTATTAGATGTTATTAACGAATTTTATATTGAAAGTGCTTATGTCACCAACAAGTGGGGACCTAGTGGTGGGTATAAAGATTTAGTAGTTATAACAGATCTACAAAATGCTGGAAATATTTATCAACCATATTGGGATCCAGGATATTATAGTTATTCATCATATCCCACTTTTAATATAGTATTCCAAAATGATCCAATAGGATCAAATGGACCTTTATCTTCAGATAGTTTTATTGCACAAATAGGTGCTTCACAATTAAAATTTGCCTTTGATGAAAGAGTCGCTCAAGAACTACAACAAGCAACTGTTGGAGTTATAAATTTGGACACAATAACCGATCCTTTTTCGGCAAGTTTATTAGCAACAGGACAACAACCGTTTTTCATTAGAGATTGGAAAATTACTGTTCCTGAAAATCCAGTACTAGCGGCCATTTCATTAGGAAATAGATTAACAGGAACTTATTTTCCTGTTTCATTTATTCCTGGAGATTATTTTGATGATGACAATCCAATAAACAAACCACAAACCGAAGCAGCTCTTGGTATTTCAAATAGTTTAACAGGTGGATTGTTAGCGCCAATAATGAACAAATACAGAAATCCATCTGAAATATTTGTTGCAAACACAGGAAATGGACAAAGATCTGCATTATTTTCAGCATTAGATTATAACTTATATAGACCGGCATACAATAGAGGTGTTATTGGTGGATTAATTGCAGGAGCGTCAGCTGCTGTAAATAGGTTATTTGATCAAGACAAAGCTCAATCATCGGGATATTATGTTGGAAGTGAAAACGCAGAACCATCACAAATAGATGGACCACCAAATCAACTTCCCGTTAATCAATTCGGAGTTCAACAACAGAGTAACGTTTATGGACCTCAAGAATTGGGTATATTATATGAAGGAAATGAAGAAAAAATAAAATTTGGTTTAAAAGGTAAGTCATATACTGATGGTGGTGGAACTTCAGGACAATTAGTATGGACTTCACCAAAATACAAACCAAACGCAGGATTTAGAGCAACAGAAGGAGGAGGTGCCGGAAGTTTAGATGATGATTTTAATCAAATATCTGCAGATTATTTACAATATCAATCAACTGATGTTGAGTTCAAACCAGGATCTATTTTATATGAAACACAGCAATTAGTTAATTCGGCAGACCAAGTTCAAGGTCAAACAAGATTAAAACATGTCGGAACGGCAATTAATCAAGTTTCAAAAGTTTTCAACGACGGATACAAAGAATTAACAAAAGGTTCAAGAGTTTTATCATATGTTAATCAGGCGGATGGAACTCAAGCTGGATTGGAATATTGTAGAGTATTTCAAAAAGATACACCATATTATACTTATGCTGATTTACAAAAAACTGATGGTATTACAACTTCAGGTAGAAAATTTGAATATTCAGTGTTTGATAATACCTATAATTTGAATATTGCTCCTTTAAAAAATCCTGGATCAACTAATATTGTTGATGGGAGAGTAAAGAAATATATGTTATCTATTGAAAATTTAGCATGGAGAACTTCAGATAGACCTGGATTTACATATGACGAACTTCCTGTTTGTGAAAAAGGACCAAATGGTGGTAGAATTATGTGGTTTCCGCCTTATAATTTGTCTTACTCCGATGCTCCATCAGTAACGTTCAATTCCACCGATTTTTTAGGAAGACCCGAACCAATATACACATATAAAAATTCAAGTAGATCAGGAACTATATCTTTTACAATTTTGGTTGACCATCCTTCAGTTATGAATACTGTTATTGAAAAACAAATGAATGGTGCAACAAAAGAAAGGGTTCAAAGTATTATAGACTCGTTTTTTGCGGGATGTACAAAGTATGATATGTATGATTTGGCGGCAAAGTTTAACACAATACCAACTAAGGATTTATACACATATCAACAAATCTTAAATAATCCAAGACTTACTTCTGAAGAACAAGTACAAGTCTTAGAAAGTATACCTGTTGATCAAACTAATACTAATTCAAATAACTCATCAGGTGCCGATACAAATCCAAACACTACAGGAGAGGGCACTCAAACACAAGATAATACACCTCCAGATTACAATTGGAGTTCATATGAAGGACTTGGGTTCTATTTCGAAAACGATGTACCTGGTGGACCTAATGGAACTAAACCGGGTGAAAACAAAACGCTAGGAACATCGGCAAGTAATTTTGATGTTTATTATAATCAATATATTGGATTAAAAAGTACTTATAACACAAAAGCACCACAATTTGTAAATTCAAACGGAGAAATATTTAATAAGGCTGCAATTCCAAACTTTTTTAGTGAAGTAATTGAAGGAAACTTTAATACGGTTCAAAATGATTAGATGAAACAAATTGATGATGTATTGGTCAAACGAAAAGGAAGTATTACTTTAGAAATGTTAGGATCGGCATCAGCGCCACAAGAAAAAGCGTATAACGTTAAATTATCAGAAAGAAGAAATGATTCAGTTAAAAAATGGTTTTTGAATTACAAATTATCTGACAATCAAACAATAGAACAATACGGGGACAAATTCAAAATGACCTTGAAT